CAACATCGCCAGCAGGAGGGTTGAGAGCGAACGCTTCATCGACGGGTCTTCACCGCCGTGCCGCTTACGCTCACCATCAGCATGCTGGCATCTTTTCCGACCGTTTCGTAATCGATATCAATGCCCACCACCGCATCCGCGCCCAGCGCTTTGGCCTGCTCGCCCAGCTCCTTAAACGCAATCTCGCGCGCTTTACGCAGCTCTTTCTCGTACGCGCCGGAGCGACCCCCGACGATATCCCGAATGCCGGCAAAGAAATCGCGGGATATGTTTCCATTATTGACATGATGATATAATTGTTCTCTGGCCAAGGAGGACATATGACACTCGCTTTCAGTTACGCCCGATTCAGTACAAAATCTCAGTCCACTGGGACCAGTTTAGAACGTCAGTTGAACGCTTCAAGACTGTTCTGCTCAGAGCGTGGTCTTACGCTCAGTCCTAAAGGATATCATGACCTAGGCGTTTCGGGGTTCAAACAAGTAAAAAGACCAGAACTTGAACAGATGCTTCAAGCCATTCAATCTGGTGATATCCCATCTGGTAGCTATATCCTCATTGAAGCTATCGACCGTTTATCTCGTAAAGGGATAAGCCACACCCAAGATGTTCTCAAACAGATTCTTCAATACAAAGTTAAAGTTGCTTTCGTTGGTGAAGACGCTAAAACACTGGCTGGACAAGTTCTTGATGAAAATTCATTGAACGATCTAAGTTCAGTTATCTTAGTGGCGTTGGCTGCTGATTTGGCTCACAAAGAATCGGTTCGAAAATCCAAACTAGTTAAAGCAGCTAAATCAATCATTCGTAAGAAAGCCACTGAAGGCCATAAAGTACGTGGTCATACTATGTTCTGGATTGATTGGTCTGATAAGAAACAGGACTTTGTTTTAAATGACCGTGTGAAAGATGTACATAAGATAATTCAATTGAGACAGGAAGGACAAGGACCACGTAAGATAGCTAAGACATTAAATGAACTTAATATTCCTGGTCCAAGAGGAAACCCTTGGAACCATATGACCGTCACCGTGGTTCTTCGAAGTCCTGTTCTCTATGGCGCTTATCAGACACACCAAATAATTGATGGGCAGAAAGTTCCAGATGTTCTACTTGAGAATCATTACCCAGCTGTTATTACTCAAGAAGAATTCGTTACTATCCAAGCTGACAGTTCAAAATCAAATAAAGGACGACCATCAAAGGCGAATCCATTTAGTGGAGTTCTTCGTTGTGAATGTGGTCAAGCTATGTTGTTCTCAAAAAGAACTAATCTGAATAAAGACGGCGAACCACTGGAATACGAATATCATTTTTGTTTAGGATACGCAGAAGGACGTTGTAAGAACAATAAAAGAATACGAGACCTCGTTCCATTATTAGTTCAACTGATGGACAAACTGGTTATTAACCAAGCACCGAAGAAGAATCTCAATGTTGAACTGATAAAACAAAAAGAACAAAAGATTGAACAGTTGAACAAGATGCTTATTGAACTTGATAGTCCTCCGTTGAGTGTTCTGAAAACAATTCAAACACTAGAGGCAGAGCTTGATATTCTTTTGAACACACATGTTGAAGAACCTGTTCAAGCAGATGTTCAAACATTGAGCTCTATTACAGACGCACAAGAGTATAATCAGCATCTTAAACGTTTAGTAAAAAAGATTGTTGTTTATCAGAAAAATGGACCGAAGAACCTGCGTATCAAAGTCTACAAAACCGATGGACATTATCAGAACTTCTTGGTAAAAGACGGTACTGTACTGTTCAAGTCAGACACTAAAGCACTTAAGGAGTTAATAGATGGATTCAATAAAGCATGATTCAAGAACAATGGTTTTTATTAAAGAGAACAATATGATTGTTCTCCCTGTGGAACCACATTGTTATGCTTTCTTTACTGTTGAGCAAGCAGAAAGGTTAGGATTTGATATCTCAAAGATGAAACACTACGAAAAATTAAGCCTGAACGGAAGTTCTGACGGCTATGAACTGATTGAACCTGACCCAATCCCAGACCCAACAGGTTATTGGTAATAATAACAAAAATGGGACTCCTAGTGAGTCCCTTAATTTTTAAGTGTACTGACACATATAACCAACCATTCTGAATCCTTTGTAGATATATTCCATTTTAAAAAGGCATTGAAATTCACCTTCAAGGAATGGTCCTTCAATTTTGTACTTAGAACCTTCTTTAAACCGATGCTTTGGTTTAATTTTCTGAGTGCTAATGAAGAAAACATCGTTATCGTTAATTAGACGTTTTTTCATACGTTCAATTTTAACTAATTCAGGGCTTGATGGTACAGTCATTGATTCTGGAATTTTCCCAGAAACTTTGTATTGTTTCAGTTCATGTTCGGAATAACATGGAAAATCAGCATGAGTAAACATAGTATCTCCTTTGAAGTATACTTATATTTATCGCCGTGCTCCTGCCACTCGATTAACAGTTTTGAATATCTTGTCTGATATCTTGTCCCAAGAACCGATTGTCTTACGACGTTTCTTATTACGTTCAAAGATAGCTACAATTCGTTTATTACGTTTTGCAGTTGTTTTGATTAGTATTGTTCGTTCTGTTCCGTTATGTCTCTGCTTAACTTCTTCAAGATTTCGACGTTGTCTTAATCCAGCAATATTACCAAAGGCGTTTGTACTTCCGGGAACAGGAACAAATTTATCAACTGGTTTGTTTGAATCAATCAACGGTGCAAGATATTGCGCTTGAACATCTTTGATGAAGATTCTGTTCTTTGAACCGTTCTTGTCATATCGGAATTTGAATCCAACTGCATTACGAGTAAAGTTGGTGGGTTTATCAACACGTCTGTTAATATCCCTTTGAAGTTCTACTGATGCAAGTTTAGATGCCTTTGTTACTTTCTTACTGAACAAGTCGGTTTCTTTAATCTTCCACTTAGACAGGTCGTTTTTAACGCCTTTTATTTTAGCCATTACACTGCTCCCATGGTTCCTAGCGTTATCAAGAATCGAGTAGCTTCATCTATCATTAAGACAGGAGCTGGAACACCGAACGCCATTAGAATCGGAACAAGAACCATATTATAGAAAATGACAAAAATTATAAGAAACGTTAGAATTGATTTCGCATTAGTTGCGATTTTTTTTAACTTTTCCATATTTAACCTTAAGATACTCGTTGTATCTTTTTTGTAGATCTTTCTTCGTCCCCTGAGTTTCCAGATGGACTTCTGAGAGTGTTTGTTTCATGTCTGATAGATTATATCGGCTGAATCTTTTCTTTAAATCTGGGATCATCTGGGGATGTCTAGGACGGTCTGTATTATCTCGTTCTAGATAGGAGACAAGCCTCTTTAAAAAATCGATATAATCAATTTGCCCTGCAAGACCAGAACGATTGAACTGATGCTTCAAACGACCTTCAAGAACGTTTGCGTTGCCTAACAGTAGGCCTCTACAGCGTCCAGCACTAGGACCGTCCAATCTGTGGTCATGGTCAAGATGGGCTTTATTGATTTCGTTAATCGGAAGGCCTGTTAGAGCACAAAGGCCTTGTTGTTCTTTAAAGAGACTTTCTTTATAACTGGGTATTTCTGAACGTTTTAACATAGCTAACCTGATTTGTTCTTGAGTATAGCTATATCTATATTGCTTTGGTGAACGCTATCAGTGACCGATTTTAATTCAGTTCTGAGCTCTTTTAACGTTTCCAAAATTTCGTTCATTGACCTTGTGATATTCGAATCTTTTTCAGCATCAACAGCCAGACGAAGCTCTACGGCTGCTATACGTTGTTCTAACTGAATTTTTGATTTGAATTTATCTTTGACCTGAATGATAACCCAGCCAATTAACCCTCCTGTTAGCCCTACGATAGTTAATAATACCGTAATATCAAACCCCATCGGGTACCCCACTTAGGACGTCCTTGTCCATATATTCCATTATAAAGTTATCAATTTATTACCTTTACGATACATTGAAATATAAGATTTTTCTCTTACCGCATTAGCAGCACCAGTTGTTGTATAGTCAGGAATATTTCTATCTTTTGTTAATGGAGTAACAAACTGCGGAGCTACAACAAATCTTGAACCAGAACGGTCCGCATCTATACGAACAACAACTTGGTTTCGTTGACCTTTACCAGCCGCCGGAATAGTTATTCCTCGCAATGCGTTAGTTTGAGTACCGCCATTGTTACCAGTATCAAGGAAGAAATACACTTGCTCTGGTTTTCCTGGAGTTTTAATAACGAGACTGAAACGGTTACGTTCCGCACAAGCAACAAACAGGGTCAAGTTCGTATCCATAACTCTGTCGAAAGTTTCACCTTCAATCCAGAATATATGGTGATCACCACTAGGAGCTTTATTTCCTGAAACTGGTTGATAGACTTGTCCGAAAGTAGCACCTTCAGCAACCATCACGTCGCCTTCAATCTTTTCAGCGCGTACAGTACCGGAGAAAGTACCGTTAGCACCTGTGATATCACCACGGAAATAACCGCTGTCAGCTTGAATATTTCCACGAACAGTAACGTTCTGGAAGTTCGCTGTACCGTTCTTGTTGATCATCCAACCTGTGTTAGAACCGTTCCAGTTATCAGATTGAATCTGTTGTGCTATCTTCGCAGAGTTAATCTGAGCATTACCAATTTTTGCGTTTGTAATAGAACCGTCTACGATCTTTGCCGTGTTAACAGACAAGTTAGCAATCTTAGCGTTTGTAATAGCGGCATCAGCAATTTGAGCAGAACCAATAGAAGCGTTCCTTATCATTGCTGAGTTCATCCACACTGTGTTATCAGCGACCATAAATGGAACTTTAGCTGTGGAAGCGTTAGAACCATGAGTGATAGCGATTTTATCAGCGTTGAAGATAATGCTACTGCTCTGAGTTGTACCGTTAGCCATCAGACTGATACCAGCAACAACACCATTCGCCGTGGCAGACACCGCATACTGAGAGTTCACTTTACCAGTAAGAGCATCAACAGACGCTTTAGATTCCTGTTGAACCTTAGCGATATTTCCATTCAGTTCGGCTTTGGTCTGTGTGATCTGCTGCGCAAACACGATTTTGTCAGAAGCTTGGGTCTTCTCAACTTCAGTTATACGAGCATTAGATTTGTTAATCTTGTCGTTATAGTCCGCTTGGGTCGTCTTGATTGCCTGACTGATTGCACCATCACGTTCAGTTGTTACGGTTGTATGCAGAGTCTCAATCTTGGCCTGAGCGTTCAAATCGGCTTTGTTCAACGTATCTACTTGAGAAGCTTTGACAGTCTTATCGGTGTACTCATTAGCGAGCTTATAAGCATCATCGATAGCTTGGTCAACACGTTCATCAAGGTTCAACAGGTCGTCTAACTGTTCTTTCATGTCTTCATCCCAAGGGATGTTCCATTTCATATCGAGATAGATTGGCTGTGACCAGATAGCGTCAGATGAACCAAATACGTCATACCATGCTGCGCGAACATAGTATTTTCCGTCTTCTAACGGGAAGTTCTCTAAGAACGGGCTGTTACTATAGAAATATTTAACACCAGTAGTGAAGTTCTGGTCAGTTGCTATCTGAATAACTGTACCAGCAAAATCAACAATTTTAGGAAGTTGGTCTTGCGGATCGTCCCACGAACACATCATTTGACCCGGACCTGCAAGAGCTTGGAAACCTTTAATTGCAGGAGCTTGATTGTTTCGAACAGTAATTTCAACTGGCGCTGATTTCATTCCTGAATAGCCAACAGCAGTTATCTTGAAATTAATCTGACGTGATAAACCATTGTTTTGGTTCATACGGAAATCATAGATGAATTTAAGATCTTTTGTTCTGTATGAAACGGTTTTAGTTCCTGTTATGTCTATCTGATAGTACTGGAATACTTCAGAAAAGGTCTGTTCTGTTCCGTTAACAACGAATTTCTGCTGTGACTGATCATTCCATGCAAATTCAAACTGAGTAGCAGTAGTTGTCGTAGCGTTCTCTACTGCGTTAACAAGATGAAGTCCAGTAACAGACGGAAGATTATAGCTAACGGCTGGGTTAGTATCACGAACATAAACCCAGTCAGATGCGAAAATAACACCTGCTGCACAAACACGAACATCATATTTCTTAGTGACGTTCATATTGTAGATCAGATATGTATTGCCTGAAGTGAAACCAGCTTGAACCCAATTTTCTGTTCCAGCTTCGGCGTATTGAACGTAGAAGCCTAAACGGTTGAAATCTTCTTCAGCGGTCCAATCAACTTTAAAAGTACGACCAATTGCAGTTTCACCGACGGATTGAACAGTCAGATTCTTAGGTGGAATCAGAACAGATTCTTGTGGAATATTACCGCCTGTATTGTTTGGGTCTTTAGCGAAATCAAGGTCTGTATAGACTCGTTCGTTGTATTCAACAGCGCTGATTGTAATCATACCAGCAGCGCCATTTTGCAATGTGCGGTCTACTTGGGTAACTCGCCATAACGAATCTTCTAGTTTGATTAGGTCAGAACTTAAATTGACTCTGATAACGTCCCACACCTGTGACCTGCTCCCCGTTGATTAATACACCCCGATGTTAGTAATGTCTTCATAAGCCACATGAGGACATCCCCATGAAGAAGCGTTTTTCCGACGAACAGATCATCAGTATTCTCCGCGAAGCGGAAGCCGGAGTTTCTGCCCGCGAGCTCTGCCGTAAGCACGCCATTTCAGATGCCACCTTTTACACCTGGCGCAAGAAGTATGGCGGTATGGAGGTGCCCGAGGTTAAGCGGCTTAAATCTCTTGAAGAGGAGAACGCCCGCCTCAAGAAGCTACTTGCCGAAGCCATGCTGGATAAGGAGGCACTTCAGGTGGCTCTGGGGCGAAAGTACTGACGACAGGCCAGAAGCGGGAAGCTGTTGAGTTTATGTGTGATGCGACCGGTCTGTCGCAACGTCGTGCCTGCAGGCTTACAGGTTTGTCTCTGTCGACCTGCCGCTATGAGGCTCAGCGTCCGGCAGCTGATGCGCTTTTATCAGGGCGCATCACTGAGCTGGCACTGGAGCGCAGGCGTTTTGGCTACCGCCGCATCTGGCAGCTGCTGCGTCGGGAGGGCCTTCGCGTCAATCACAAGCGGGTATACCGTATTTACCACCTTAATGGACTGAGCGTAAAACGCAGACGACGCCGTAAAGGGCTGGCAACCGAACGGTTTCCGCTTCTGCGCCCGGATGCGCCGAACCTGACATGGTCGATGGATTTCGTTATGGACGCACTGGCCAACGGCCGGAGGATCAAGTGCCTGACCTGTGTGGATGATTTCACGAAGGAGTGTCTGACGATCACCACTGCTTTCGGTATTTCAGGCGTTCAGGTCACGCGTATTCTGGACAGCATCGCGCTGTTTAGGGGCTATCCGGCGACAATAAGAACCGATCAAGGCCCGGAATTTACCTGCCGCGCGCTCGATCAATGGGCCTTTGAGCATGGTGTGGAACTACGTCTTGTCCAGCCAGGTAAGCCAACGCAGAACGGATTTATTGAGAGTTTTAACGGACGCTTTCGCGATGAGTGTCTGAATGAACACTGGTTCAGTGATATTCTTCATGCCCGGAAAACGATTAATGACTGGCGGCAGGATTATAACGAGTGCCGTCCCCATTCATCGCTGGATTACCAGACACCAGCTGAATTCGCAACGGACTGGCGAAACAGGAAATATGAAGAAAAACCAACCGACATTACTAACTGAAGGTTGTATCTAATCCTGGGGGCAGGTCACCTGAACTGTATATGCATCAATTGTTGAGAAAGTCAGAGACTTCTTCAATAAAGATTTGTTTCTTTCAATAGACGCTAAAGTATCAATCTGAGACTTACGTTTAACGAAGCGGTAGGTTATGTCTTTAGCAATGATTCGTTTGTCGTGTTTGATAGTAAGGTCATTAGTAACATCAGACGGATAACGAAGAACTTGATCTGAATAATCAATTGCAGGATCTTGATATGCAACGTTTAACGTATTGTAGTACTGGTCAGAACCACCTGTATTAAAGCTGATATTACTTGAACTAATATTATCTTCATTGAAATCGTACTGAACAATATCAGGACCATCAATACGACAGGTCATACGACCAAAGCTATCAAAGATTAATCCGTTGAAAGCGGCAGCCATTTGGGTCAAGTTTTCTTTAAATGAAGCGTTCGGATCGGTTGCACCGTCTGAACGGAAATCATTGTCACGAGCAAATTTAGCAGCTTCTTTAAAACTCTCTACGTCTACTTTATCAAGTTTAACACCAAGACCGTAGCGCTCATTTGTCACATAATCCAGCATTTGGCTTGGACCGTTTGAACTAGCCTTTACAGTTCCGTCAATCAGATCAGTAATCAGTTTGCCACGAACATCAAAACTAACTTGGCTATTCGGTTGAAGGATATCGGCTTGGTTCTGAAGGTCTTTGTTACGCTTACGCATAACGATACAGCAAGTGGCATGATTTTTACCGACGTTCTGAGTAGGCCAACCAACATTTACGTCTGTTCCAAGATATTTCGATGCCAGAGCAAGATGATGCCCTTCTGGTTTACCAACAGAGAATTCAACTTCAACGAAATTTTTATATGCATCAACTATGTTATTTTTTGAAACTTGTCCGTCTTTATAATTTCCATCCAGAAGAATCTGTTTGTTATCCATATAAAGATTCTTGAACGAATCAATTTCACCTTCACAAACAGAGAAAATCTGAACCAAATAAGTGGTGTCTTTACCAACGTCTTTAAGAACGTTCACCGAGCCAACGCGTTGTTCACCATAAACGATTGGGAGAACAGTTGCTGGTTCACTCGTTGTTCCTAGCGTCGATGCAGTGTCTGGTGAATCAAAGCGCGGTACTGACTGCTGCATTGCCATATAAGTCATAAGACCTGATACAGCTGCTACTGCAATACCAACACCAATTGCCCAAGCTAAAGATCCGATTGCGGCATAAGTTGCCATTGCTGCTGATGCACCAGCGATAATAGCGCCAACTGCTGCTATTGCCATTGTTTGCTCCTGTTATATATTAAGTCATAATCAAAAAGTTCTACCGGATGGATTTCATATCGGTTGTTATTCTCGATAAGAACTTTGTTATTAATGACAATTGAGGCTTGATAATAATTACGGTTTTTATATTTCTTTTTAATCAGTACTACTGAACCGTCTTCAATATTGTCTGAACGTTCTAGATGGTTCTCACATGCTTCGAATACGTTATTGAATCCGACAAGATCGAAACATTTTTTAAGTCCTTCTTGAACTGAGCTGTACTGCCCTTTTAATTTCGATGCATAATCAGTACCGATAAAAGTATCTAGATAATCGGCAATCAGAATGTTGCAATCATTCTGTCCGAACTTGTGTTCTTGACCGATATACCCGTTTAAAAAGTTTGATAGGTCTGCTTTGAATTTGAACATGTTTCACCTCTGATAATATTTAATAACGTTCATAAACAACAAAGGGACCCGAAGGTCCCTAATTAAGTGTTTGAAAAATTATTCGCCAACAGTTGGTTCAATTACACCAACAGCAACCGGACCACCATCAACAGACAGAGTCATTGCCAAAGATGCAACTTCAGTTTCACCGCCACCGAACGTAGCGTTAGTGATAAAGCCGTTATAGACTTTGCCTACGCCAACAGTTTTGGTGTCGTCAACCCAATATACAACTTTGAACTGACCGCGTTTTGAATCTTCACAGAGCTTGTACAGTTGATCATGAACAGATTTAGGAATGTAGTTAACAGTCAGGTCAATATCTGGAACAGAGCCACGACCAGCAAGTTTTCGGTTATATTTGTGAGTAAAGTTTGGAGCTTGAATTACTTCACGTTCGATACCAGTTGCAGGGAATGCACCAGTTTCAGGGATTTCTACAAATTCAGGAGCATCGAAATCTTTGTTTGTAATATCTGAGTTGTAGTAGATACTGACATAGTTGCCAGCGAAAATATCAAATTCAAAAGCCATCTTGTTTTTTCCTTTAAAGGTTGAATACGAATGTATTTATTACCGGCCTTACCGACCGGTAATATGAGATTGAAGTTCTGCCTTAAGTGATTTAACTTCGTGAGAGAGAACTTTAATAGCTGCCAATGCATCCATTAATAATGGGTTTGTATCAAGGGCAAGATAAGCAGTTTCAATAACTTCTCCTTCAGGAGTCATTTCAGAAGTAGAACCACGAGTAACATATTGAGGATCGATGTGTTGAATATCTTGAGCAATTACACCACGACGCTCGACACCGAGAGAGTCTTTATATTCGAACTTTTTAAAGTCCATTGCTTCGATGTTATCAAGAGATTTTTTACCATCGAAATCACGGATGTTATCTTTAAGTTCGATATCAGAAGCTGCCTTAAGTTGGTAACGCCCATCAAAATTAGCAAAACTTCCTGGAATTACTTGACCCGGAGCTGTAAAGTTTCCATTAATGATGAATCTAAAGACTGCGGATTGGTCATCAGCTGGAGTCCTTTCATCAGTTGCTACGCGGATAATACCAACACCAAATTGTCCGTTATTTTCACGTAGAGTACCAAAATCTAGAGCTGTTCTATAGCCGTATCCATTCGCCTGAGTAACATGACGAACGGCTGGATAATAGTCAGAAGCACCGGCAACAATACCTGTATTAATATGGACTGGAGCGCGTTGCCCATATTGGTTTGTCCATTGATGTGTGTGCGTTGCGGCGTGTCTATTACCATTAATTTCAAATGAACCATCAGACCAAGACTTATTAATCCACTGTCCGTTTGAAAATGATGTAATAACATCAGCACTTTCACCAGCAAAGCCTGTTTTAGCATAACCAAGTGTTATTGAGTTATTAGAGCCAAGTGTATTTCTTTCACCGCCAATACCTAATTTAAAGTGTGAAAAGTTATCACCACGTCTGATATCGAATAATGGTTGTTCTGAACCGCCAGAACCTACTGATAAGAATTTGAAATATTCATTTCCATTATCACCAGCAGCAAGCTTCATATAAGAGTCTGTGTCGTCATCACCATTATTTTTGAAACTGATACGAGCAAAGTCAGTGTTACGAGCCCACTCCATCATCGTATCATTTTGCATCATAATACCGCCAAGAGCATTAATACGCCCAGTGGCTGTAGTAGAGCCTTTAACATTTAAAGCACCCTGAAGTTCACTGGTATTTGTAACAATAAGACCGCTGTCATTATTGATGTTAACTGCACCTTTACCACGAAAATAATGATGATATTTTCCATTTTCGTTATAACCAATAAGAGTAAGGCCATTCCCAGAGAAATTATTACCGTCATTATTGGTGTTAATTTGCAAAAGTGCAGAACGGTCAGGAGCGAGCACTTCAGCATCGTCATTATCAGTGTACTTAATTAAAGCACCTTTATGTACTTGCATTCGGTGCGGTGCATATGATGTGAATTTAACAGATACACGACTGTTGTTCATAACATCAAATTCACCATCACGAACCCATCGGAAACCTGTGTCGTTATCACCAAGAGCAATTGAGCCAAATCCTAAGCCTGAAGTTTGATTAGAATCACCACCAAGCATAATAGAATGACGCAACCACTGACGACCATCATCTTTTAAGGCTTGTATTTTTACTTGGGCTGTTTGACCTGTATAAGTTGCAATTTCAGAACCTGTCCTGGAATCACACAGTTCATGGAATATAGTTCCTTGGGCATTGGCTCTATATGCTCGCATATAGTTAATTTCGCCAGTGGTATCAACTCTGTTATCAATAGTATATACAGCGTATGAGCCACCAGTGGGTGGTTTATTCCTTGAAACTAATTGATGTCCAACAAGAGCAGTAAAGTTTGTAATACGACCATCACCACCGAAACCGAAAGTTGCATTCCCTTGGCCTGCTTTTGTTCCATTCATTACACGAAGATTAATAGAACCAGACGTTTCTGTTTGTGGCAGAGCATAAAATACCCCACGTTCATAATTCCTTCCGTTTGCATTACCTACTTCCTCTCCTTCAAACCAAATGTGAGAGTTAGCAGCAGAACGAGCTCTTGCGCGAACAACACCGTTATTAGAACGTAGTTCTGTACCTGCTTGAACTGAACCATCAACAATAACGTTTCGTTTTGCCTTAAGGTCCATTCCAACTGTCAGTTCGTTAGAAACGGTGATATCTGTACTTGTCAGTTCTTTTATTGTTCCGGTGTTGGATTCGATAGAGTTTGATTTTACTTTTCCAGCAACTTCAAGAGCTCCATCCACTTTACCACCAGAACGTAAAGTAATGTCTTCTACTTTGTCACCGGTATTAGTGAACAATTTTTTGTCGGCTAAATTAATAGCAAGTTCGCCTTCTTTTAAAGAAGCAACCACTGGCTTTTGACCAGCAGTTTTCGAACGTTTAAATTTAATTTCAGAAATAGTAGCCATGATAATCCTTAGTTAGAAATAACCAAAATCAACTGCTATCACAGCATCTGCTGGCAAAACACCAAGTTCTTCTGGAGTTGGTTTATTGCCCGGATGATAGACTTCTTTATCATTAACTTTAACTGACTTGGATTTAACTTGGTCAATCGTTCCTAATGGAGTTTTGATTGATACATTAGCTGTCAGTGTTTCGGTTTCTGAACTAGTTGATTTAATCGATGTAGTATTTAATGTTCCTGTCTGGATATCTTTAGCGGTGATTTTTTGGTTGAAGATAGTTAAACCATCAAAAGTAACTGTGCCAGCAACTTTTCCACCTAAAGAAGTACTCAGAGCTCCAACTTCAGCTGCTGTAGGTTTTTCTGTCTCGGAATAGATTTTCACCCATTTACCGGATTTAATTTCATCGCCTACAAGCTGTTTAGAACGAACACGTAGAGCTGAATTACCTGTAGTTTGACCAATTAATTCCCAACCAACATTATTCGGGTGCTGGATAGCCATTAATGAAGTATCTGAACCGAACGGGTTCTGGCTATTAGATGCATCAACCGTTACCCATCGGTTTCCACTTAAAGCGCCAATATCATAAACACCAGGAATTCGTTCAGTTCCAGCGCCTACGCCATACATACCTTCACGGAGAATTTCACCAACTTCAGCGAAGCCTTGAGTTAGCTTTCCTACTGGGCTCAACGTAAAATTATCAACAACAACAGAGTTAGCATTACCAGTAGTTTCTTTCTTAGTAACCAGTGCATCAAAAATATGATAAACACCAGACTGGGCTCTTTCGCCATTCTCAGAATCAATAACATACAAGTTACGGAAGCGAAGCGGACGTTTTTCTAATAATGCCTGATCAAGTTCTTCAACAAATGGATCATTTGGAACAGACATAACTGATAACGTTGTATCTTTAATCGCAACATTACCAGAAAGTTTACGTTCAAAATCTTCGTTATAGGCCTCAAAACCTTTAACTTCTTTATCTAACGCTACTTGTGGGAATCCGGCCAAATTTTCGGTGTAGATATAGCCAGGATCAAAATATCCTGGGTCTTCGGAAGTAATATCGCGGTTTAAACTAACCTGTACATAACTACCGAGGAAAATATCTGGTTGTGTTGTATTAGACATTAACCTTTCCTCATTAAGTAACGAATACCAATAACAATCTGTGCTTGAATTAATCCATCAGCCGATTCAGGGTTGTAATCGGTGAATGAACTAACGGGAGTGATTGAATTAATTTTGAATTCTTTTAACAGTGGGTGTTGACTTGGAATCTGCATAAGATCATGAACAGCTTGCATTACACCTGTCTCATTCATCTCAGAGAAAATATTGATTGAAAGATTAATTGTACTGAACTGATGTTTAGAGCTTAATTGAACTGGTTCAAAATCTTCAGTCCAGCCAGGAATTTGAACCTGAATTTCTTTCTTCGTTCCGGTTTTAACAGCACCTTCAACAACTTTCAGACCAAGATCATTTTTAATAATTTGTTCGTATGCTCGTTTAATTCCGAGACTTGGCATATTAGACATACTTTGAACCTCTATTCGTATCTGAAATTAAAGATAAGTACGCATCAACCAGACCGGAACCATCATCAACAATATAAGAAACGTTGTAGACTTTAGTTTTAATTTTTACGGCATCGTCTTCTTTAATTACGTTTTCGTCGACAGTGATATACATTGACTCAGTGATGGCTTGTACTTCTTCTACGATTTTCTTTTCGATAATCGCTAGATGTTCTTTATCGTTAATAAGGATTTTCTGTCCAAAACGATTTAAGAAACTCATTTTTTGTTTTTCTGAATATGGAAAAAACATAACTTGCTCCTCTTTATATTTTATATTTATCGCTTTGTTCAGAAACAAAAAAGGGACTCCGTAGAGTCCCAATTAATTTTTGTGCTAATTACTTAGAAGCAGGAGCTTTAGCCTGCATAACAAACAGACGAGATGGATCAGTTACCGCAATGTCCATATCGCACCAGACAGTAGGGATAATCTGACCAGAAGCACGCAGAGTGGTGGTATCGAGGTCGAGCTCTAAACCAGCCCATTCAGCGATGGTAACGCCAGAGAAATCACCAGCCATAATCAGATCGGATGGCAGAACACCAGAACTGAATACGTCACAGCCGCCAAGTTTGTTGTCGTCGGTCATGATGTAGTCATGAACGTTAGCGTCACGCAGAGTAGATTTCAGATCAGCAGCTACAGCACCACGCATGATGAACTTAATTTCTTCTTCAGTAACACCGGCATCAGTCAGTTCAGCGATTACAGCCAAGAACGCTTTGTAGGAGAACGCACCAGTTTTAACCAGACCAGCATCAATCAGCTGTTTAGCGATACCATCACGGAAGTTAGTGGTAGCAGTTGCACTGAATACCGCTTGTTCCAGTTTGATACGTGAAGCTTTAACGATATGGTCAGCAATATAATCGCCAATGTTAGGCAGAGTGTTCACAGACTTACGAGAGATAGCTACACCACCTGCGAAGGTGAATGGAGACATATTAACGTTATCAGTGGTCATTTCACCCAGTGGACGATCGCCATTTTCTGGAACCCAACCGAAGTTATCAACCGCAGATTTAGTGAACTTAGGAACGCTAATTGGTTTATCAAGACCAGTCAGAGTATTAACGTTCAATTTGCCGAGTACCGACTGAGGCAGAAGAATATCAACCAGTGAATCATAACGCTGAGTGATTTCAGTTACTGGAGCCAGAGTAGCGGAAGTTTGACCAGCACGAGAACCTTTAGCCAGAACTGATGCAGGGATGAAAGCACCACCACGATATTCTTTACCGGAACGCTGTGCATTTTTCAGCATTTCCTGATGATATTCAGCTTCACGACCATTCAGAGCAGTACCATTCAGACGAGAGCGAACAACTTTGTTCAGATCGAATTTAGCTTCGATATTAGCTTGAGTATCTTTTTCCATTTTACGAATTACCGCCGGAGCTTTGTTAGGTTTAATAGAGCGTTTGAACTGGCGAGCAGTCATATTTTTTGCAATAGCTTTGCGAACTTCACCGCGTTCAATTTTGTAGCGCTCGGCGATTTCTTCGATTTCAGCAATTTCTTCTTCACGCTCTTCAGCGGTCAGAACATCTTGTTCAGGTGTGCCAGGATTATCTTGCAGAACCTGTTCAGCCTCGACATCAACTGCACCTTCAGCTTCGGCAGCAGCTTCATCAATAATCAGTTCGCGTTTTTTACGATCTTCTTCAGAAAGGGCTTCGATTTCTGCAATGGTCATTTCCAGCAGTTCATCTTTGGTCATTTCGTCAATACGTTTCATTCGGGAGTTTCCTTTATTTTGAGAATTTGTTTTAACGGCTGTACCGTTTACAGATATATTTAATGTCCTGCCTAGGCCGACTTTGTCGTCAGCGGGAACAGTTACGAAACTAATTTCGTAAGGAGACCACTTAGTAACTAATAGGTCTTGACCTTCGAGATGATATTCATCGAGGTCGTAGCCAAAACTAATTTTGCTAATAGTACCTTCATCAACTTTCGCTTGAATTTCTTGAGCCAGTTGACCATGCTTGCTGAATTTAACTTGTGCTCGACCAATGCGGTCTGAATCAATACGAACAGAACCAGGAACTACAATTCCAAGGTGGTTATCAAAGTCGTGATTGAATAACAGAGCAGCACCGTTATTAATTCGAGTTAAATCGGCATTTTCTGGACCGTCATGGACGAGAATTTCATTAACTACTTGCGGATGTCCGTACTCATTTTCGATTTCACGTTGAACAGGACTTTCAGAACTAAAGGCGATTTCATAAGTTCCGTCTTCAGATGCTTTAATATCCTGAACAGCGTATTCGCGTTTGAGCTTCATACGTTGTCCTTGAATTAAAAGGACTGTTTTCACAGTCCTGAATACGATTGTATTTATTACTGATTTTCTAGGTCTTCTTTAGCAGCTAAAGCAGGTGCTTCAGCAACTTCAACTTTCGCTTGTTGTTTTGGAACATGAAGATCTTTTTCAGATTCAACTTCAGCCATAACAACAGATGGGTCCTCACCGTAAGAACTAATTACAGATTTGCGAGAAACCAGCCCGTTCTCAATTTTAAGAACATCAGTTTCAATTTCTTTTTTAGGGTCAATTGAATCCCATCGTGGATAAGACCAGTCCGTACTATTAAGAACGAAACTAACCATTGTCATGCTGATAGAGATTTCGTCGTTTAATACAGCCGATTGCAACCAACGTTCATATATGACGTCTAAGACTCGTTCTTGCATCAGTCGTTGAACGTTTGAGAACATTACTCGTTGTGATTGATCACCGAATCTAGCACTTGAATAGTTGATACTTGACGTATCACCTCGATAACCCTGTTCGAAGAAACCAAAGCCCATAGCGATATGATTTTCTAATCGGTCGGTGAAACTAATAAAATCATCGCCGCCTTGAGTGCTGGTCAGTTGTTTAATGTCGTGACCTTGAGGTAATTTCTGAATTACACCCGCTTGGAGCTCTTGAACAATTTCTTCCGGTTCTTCTTCGTCGTCACCGTTCAGATTAATCAAATCAAGCTGTTCTTGTGAGTCTTTATCTTCAGTAATAAAGCCCATTGTTGAAGCAGCTGCTTTTTTCTGAACCAACGTGTATGTCTTAAATGCCTCATACTGAATCAACGTTGTTAGCGCAGAAGTTGCTTCAGGAATACCACGCATTTGATTAGGGAAGAATTTACGGTAATAATGGATAACATCATCAGCATCGACGCCTTCAAGTTCGCCATTTGCAGTCTGAGTTAAGTAATTAATTTTCTTAATCCAGTAACGAACAGGAGCGTTTGATTTCTTGCTGTATTCAATACCCATATAACAATAAGTTTCTGGCGTATCGAATTGATGAGTAACATCTACCCGTTCAGATTCAATTACTTCAATACGAAGCGTGTCTTCTTCATGGAGTCGAATAAAACTTTCACCATCTACAAAACGTGCGCGTTCAATAACTTCTTGAAATTCACGCCAACCAAATGAGCGATCAAGAGCGAATCGACGACCACGAGTTGCCCAAGCTTCGAATGCCGATTTGATTTTCAGGTTCAGTTCAATATCTGTAGAACCATCTGCACGAATAATTTGTGGTTGTGGATTAATTCCGGTTTTACCAACAACGTTATCAGATTGATACTGAGCAGCTCGTTTACCATGTGGTGTATTAACCGCTAAAGTTCTTGATTCGTTCTGAAGCTGCTGTAGGCCAGAACGAATAGCTCTGTTAATTGAACCTGTAATAACTGTTTCTTGGAAATCACCGTCTAAACGGCTAGGACGATTACCTAACTGGCGTTCCAATTTAGTTTCAAAATCTGTACCTGACGTTTTAATTTTTAGTGGACGCTTCTGAGTACGTTCTTTTTTTACAGGTTTCTTACGGAACATTTTAAATTTAAAGAATTCCATTAAGCACCCCTGAACGAGTATTTGATTGTTTTAATAGGGCTGATTCCTTTCTTTTCTTTTTCTGCCTGAACAATTGCGTTCAGTTGTGAAAGGAACTTCTTACGAGCACTCAATAGGGAATCCAGTGTTTCGTAGGTAAAAGTTTTTCCATTGATTGACATACTCTGAATAGCATCATCGTTACCAGTCATTCGATATTCGATAACTTCATCCAAAGAATTGATAATATCAATCAACTGTTGTTTTTTGGTTCTTGCAGCAAAAGGTGAAACAACGTTGAGCAATTCGGAACTAACGAATTTTCCATTCTCGAAAATAACAATGCTGTATTGTCCTTCAACGAAGTCACCAGTAGGAATAACTAAGTTTTCTGAGGCATTATCATTTTCGAAGATCTTAGAATTTTTGGAACCAATTGTTATATTGGCTCCTTCGTTATTCGTAAGCTTAAGGTCTTCACCGATGAAAATCTTCATAGCATTTCCTCATCGATTAGATATACCTATATTTATTACCGTTATAACCACCCTTTACTTTTAGAAGGACGTCTACGTTGAATTATCTGGGTTCTTCTAGGACGCTCTAGTGACTTTATTTCTTCAGTAATAGGTTTATATACTTCAGGTTCTTCTGTGCCCTCTACGATGCCCTCGTTTAACTTGGCGATCTGTTTAGCCTGATTGATACGCCATTCATGCCATTTGATCTGTTCAGTTACTTGAAGTCGGGCACAATAGCCATAGTTGAAACAGTCGAGCCCTTCGTTGCGTGTACCGCCTGGTTTAATAACCCAACGAGCTGTATTACCTGAACGTTTAACTTCTTCAGATAAAAGTTGTTCACAATAATCATCTGGGACCATTGAATCTGAGATTTCCAGATGAACAGGTGTTTGCATTCCTGGGGTTGTATTACGAACAATCATTTCACGAATAAGGTTTTTACCTTGGTTAACACCGATTGAATACAATGTATAACCACCAGATTTCGATGGTTTAGTTGGAACGTATGGGGCTTCAACTTGGTTAGAACCTTTGATTGCTTTAAAACTTGAATCAGTAGAACAGAACCGATAGATTGTTTTTGTTGCCATACCGTTACCGGAGTCGATATTAGCCCACGCCATAGGGACTTTATATCCACTGACTGTTTTGAACGGTGCTTTTAATATCGCAGCGAGTTCTTTATATGCAGGACTCTCAATAACTTCAGCGTTAATAGACATAATCGATTCGTGACGCAGGATATAACAAGTCTTTTCGTTATGGCCTAATATTGTGAACTCTAAGCGGTCTTTCTGTTGGTCGACACCAGCAGTTAAAAACAGAACGTCATCAGGAATAGCTGTTGTGCTGATATCAGTTTTTAGTTTCTCAAGCTTATAAACTTCTACATCTTGGTTCAGGTCGTCATATGGCAGACCAAGAACAGTGTTATAGAATGTCGACATACTGAATGTCTGATAAGCCTGTTTGAAATCTTCTACACAAGAACGGATAGAGCTCATTGGGCTGTACAAGCGGCTAATATGGAAACCAGCTACAGCAGTTTGTTCAGGGTTTGTTATTACCCATTTCCCAGCTTTAACAGCTCGTGTACGTTCAGCGTCATTAATATGGTGTCCACACTTAGGACATTCCAAACGAGCTGAATCAGGGTCTGGTAAAGATTTCCCTTCGATCTTTATCCAATCGAACTTGACGTTCTCCCAGACGATTTCATGGTAGTGACCGCATTTAGGGCATGGCACATGGTGGATTGGCCCCTATATTTCCATACACTTTTTATCACTTAACCCATTACTGGTTCGCCGCCGCAGATATTCC